AATGGGATGCATCTCACTTATCTAAATTACAATCAGATTGGGATGAAAATACTTTATTAATTGAAGACCCAGAAGGATCAGAAACTTTTAGAGACGAAACAGAATCGGAGAAAATTGCTAGACTAGGAGCAAGACCTACATCATATTCTTCGTAGGAGAAAAAAATGGCAAATTACGAAGCAACAAAATATGATTACTCAGGTGCAAGCCTTACTGGTATTGAAGGAATTCCTACAGCAACTATTGTACCATGGTCGTCCGCATCAGTGCCAACGGGTTTTTTAGAATGTGATGGTGCAGCAGTTTCAAGATCAACTTACTCAGCTTTATTTGCAGTAATAGGTACAACTTATGGAGCAGGAGATGGTTCTTCTACTTTTAATGTTCCAAATTTATCTGACAATGTAACAGTTGGAAAATCTAATAACAAAGCTTTAGCATCCACTGGTGGAGCAAACACAGTTCAATCTACTGGAAACGTTGCGGGTTCTACAGCAAATCATACTTTGACAACACCACAACTTGCTTCTCATAGTCACTCTGGAGGTCAGGCTGGTAGAAACCCCTACGCAAGAAGAGCTAGGGAAAACGTATATCCAGGAGATGGACCTGGAGCTAACACTGCAAATACTGGTGGAGGAGGTTCACACTCTCACAACATGAGTGCAAATTTTAGCGGTGACGCAACTTCAGTTGTACAACCTTATTTAACTGTAATATATATTATTAAAACTTAGAGAAAATTATGTCAAACTACGAAGCAACAAAATATGATTTCGACGCAGCAAATCTTTCAGGTATAGAAGGTATACCTACGGCAACTATTGTTCCGTGGACTGCAGCATCTGTTCCATCTGGATTTTTAGAATGTGATGGTACAGCTGTATCAAGATCAACTTATTCCGCATTATTTGCAATCGTTGGCACTACTTATGGAACTGGCGATGGATCAAGTACTTTTAACGTTCCAAATTTAGCTGATAACTTACCGGTTGGAAAATCAAACAATAAAGCTGTAGGATCAACTGGTGGAGCAAATACTGTAGCAAAAACTGGAAATATTTCAGGTTCAACAGCTAACGCAACTGTATCTACACCTCAACTTGCTTCTCATAGTCATAGTCAGGCTTCTGTTTTTAATCCTCCATCACAAGTGCACCTTTATTCTAACCCATACAATTTTGGAGAACAAGGTGATGCTCCTAATAACCTTGGAAATACTGGTGGAGGAGGTTCACACTCTCACAACATGAGTGCAAATTTTAGCGGTGATGCAACTTCAGTTGTACAACCTTATTTAACTGTAATATATATTATTAAAACTTAGAGAAAATTATGTCAAATTACGAAGCAACTAAATATGATTTTAATGGAGCAAACCTTACAGATATTGAAGGTATTCCTACAGCAACTATTATACCATGGTCTTCTTCTTCCGTACCATCAGGATATTTAGAATGTAATGGTCAAGCAGTTTCAAGATCAACTTATTCAGCATTATTTGCAATCGTAGGCACTACTTATGGAGCTGGCGATGGCTCATCTACTTTTGCTTTACCTGACTCACAAGATAGATGTATAGTAAGTAAATCTAATAATAAAGCTTTAGCTTCAACAGATGGAGCAAATACAGTTGCTGCAACTGGAAACATCTCAGGTTCAACAGCTAATGCAACTTTATCTACACCACAAATTGCTTCTCATAGTCACTCAGGAACTGCAAATTATTCAAAACCTGGAGCCGGACCAGGAGCTACTAATGCTCCATATTATTCAACAGCTAGTCAATCAGGAACTTCAGGAAACACGGGTTCGGGTAATGGTCATTCTCATAACATGAGTGCTAATTTTTCTGGTGATGCTACTTCAGTTTTACAACCTTATTTAACAATTATTTATATTATAAAAACTTAATTATTTTAATTCTTTTAATTGACAAATAACTGAATATCTTTTTGATTTATTATCAGCTGCCCAATTCATTGGAGTATGCCAAGAGTTGGAGTGCCAAATTACGGCTCTATTTTCATTAAAACCTATGTGAGTATTAAGTTCTCCATTTACATAAAAACCCGTTCCTTTGTGTAAATCAACATCACCTTTTATATAAACTATAACTTGATAATCTGTTTCATCAGACAAATCACAATGTGGTAACGGTTCAACAGTAGATAATAAAGTATAAGAACAAAAATTTATTTTAAATTTTTTATTTAATAATTTTTCACATTTATTTTTAATTATATTTGTAATTTCTTTATTGGCAGGTGTTGAAAACCATATGTGGTTTATATTTTTTATTACGTTATGTTTACTTGAGTAATTTAGTAACGGTAAATTTTTTTGTAATTCTAGTAATTTTTCTTTTTCTAAGAAATTATCTTTTACTGTAATGTAAAAGCCATTCATTATCTTAAAAGCATCCAAGACGTTAAAATATATTTTTCACCAGAAAGAGGTGGATTACCTCTATGTAGATAAGGAAAGGCGGCAGGCCAAATAACTATTCTACCTGTTTTAGGTTGAACTCTTTTAGAAAAATTTAAGAATTCTGTTTCACCACCTTCTTCAACATCATTTAAATAAATAGAAAATACAAAAGCTCTACATTCATTTTGGTATCCTTGTCCATGTTCAATATGCCAAACATGGTAACCTTCTGTAGGTAAAGTTTTTTGTATTTTTAAATCTGTGTAATTAAAAGGAACTCCATATGTAGAGTCAGCTCCTGTGTTTTTAATATAGTGATTCCAAGCTAAATCAAAATTTATAATCATAGGTTTTAAAGTCGTCCACCATACATTTAAATTATAGGGTGCTGCAAAAAATTGTTGATCTTGTTTATCTAATGCGGAAGCCTGTTCTCCACCTATTCTATTTACTGTGTTGTTAAATTTATTTTGATCTTCATATAATTGAATAGCTTTGCTACATTCTTGTTCAGTAATATAGTTATCATACACTCCAATAAAATTGGTTATATTAACTGTTTTTTCTTTCATTTAAAATATCTTTCCGTGTTGCCACTTCCACAAGTTAGGGGAATTTATTATTTGGTTATAAACATAATAATCTAAATTTAAATATTTCATTATTTCTTCTTTATCTAAATTTAGGTTTAGATCATTTTCACTAATATTACAATACTCAACTTTACCAAAATGCATTTTTAAAAATGTACATAAATCTTTAAGTTCTACATACCAATTAATATTAGTGTTTATTAAATAAGGAACTTGAGATGCGGTGTGATTAACATATCCTTGACTTCTTGTAGCAAGACTAACACGAGCATTATTTAATGTTGAATAGTTTATATCTTCATAACTAAGATTATGTATTTTTAAATCATATTTAAGTCCAGCGATAAACCTTTCATATGGATCTCTTATAACTGTCCACCTAATTTTATTTAAATTTACTTTATCTGTAACAATATATTCAATGTTTTGAATACATTTAAGAATACTACTAGATGCATTTTTATGTATTAAAAGATATTGAAATCTATCTGTTTCAAACATTTCTAAATTTTGAAATAACATTATTTTATAATCTTATTTATTTTTTCATCCATTTTACATCCTTATCATGTATTTTTTTTCCTGTTTTTTTAAAATAATTGTCGTGATGATGGTGTGTAAAATTTCCATTTTTATTTACGTAATGAAAAAAAACTTGAGCCATACCCTCGCCTTTATATACTCCAGGTCTCCAATGTTTTTGAAGCACTCCATTATATAAAACAGCATCTCCTTCATTTAACTCAAATTTTTTACCTTCAACAATAATAGGCCAATCATCATATTTTTTTATACAGACAGTAACCGATACCTCACAAGAAGGTCTATCTGTATGTTTAATTAATCTACCGCCATATACATAATATCTCCAATATGCATATGTTGGAAATAATTTTAATTTACAATTTTTTTCTACTATAGGTAGTTTAGTATTTAACAAAGTAGTCATTAAAGAATCTTCGTACCATGAAGGAGAAGAGGATTGATTACATATTTTATAATCTCCAACTCCATCTAATTTATTAAAACAATATTCTTGAAGAAGATTTAATTCTTTTTTATTAAAAAAATTTTTAATTAATTTATTTTCTATTGAAGCCATGCTACTATACTATATCTTTTTCCTTTTGTAATTGGTTGAATACTGTGTGGATACATAAAATTACTAGGAAAAAAAACAATAGATCCTTTTCCTAATTTTATTCTTTTAATTTCTTTTTCTTTTTGATCTGTAAAGAT